ACCGGGAGCTTTCCCTCCTCCAGTTTTAAGCCTCGCTCCTTTTCTCCGAATCTTAGAGTAATCGAAAACGACTTTTCTACCGGTAAAAGGGGTTTGTTTGAAAAAGCTGTCAAGTAAAACTTCGATGCTATCCGCCCAGCCTTCTATGCTGTCTTCGACGGAATATGTCATAACGATTCCTGTTTTGTTTTCAGCGCTGACTAGGTCAGGGAGTCTGTGGAGATATTTTTTAGTAATTCCGAAATCGACCCCGCAGCCGCAAAGTAACAAATAAAAACATTCAGCAAAAGATCTAATAGAATCTATATGTCTACATGAACAGTTAAAAATTCTTGCGTTGTGAGCTAGGACCGCTGGACCTGCAAACTGCATAGATCTCATAGAGGGGATTATCTTCTTTTCCCTTACTAAGCTAAAAGCTTTCTTAATTTCCTCTTTGTCTTCGTCTGGTAAAAAGTTATATTTTTCTAGGTGCATCCCCTCTACTCTGGAGACCGCTTCATCCCATGTTTCTCTTCGTTTGTTTTTATCGCTATAGCGAGCGTACTTGCTTGTAAAAATAAAATTTGAAATTTCCTCTAATCCGTTAATCTTGGTCTCGTCTTGTGTTTGCATCTCTTTAAGAAGGTAAATCTATTATTACACGAACTAGGGTGTCGATCAAGATATATCTTTCAATTCCGACAGTTTTGTGAAGATTTTTTGACTTTGAATGCCGATGTTATCGATAAAGACAGCGTCGTCCTTCTTTAAACCTCTGATTATCACTATGTCTTCCTTAGCTGGAGCCCTGCCTCCGTTTATAAGGTTGCTTTCGTCTATCTTCCGATTGAACTGAAGAGCGGTTATTACGCCTGTCTCGTCTGAATTAGTTAGCCTAATGTAGGTTGAGCCTTTTCTTGATTTCCCCTTATAGTAGTCCTCAATAGTTGAGACAAACAGTACTTTCTCCCCTACTCTTTTGGAATTGACTTCTCTGATACTCTCTAGCCCCGGCACACTTTGACCAAAGACTTTTCTGAGGGAGTTTGCATGGGAATAGCCTAAAAGCTTTTTCTCGTAATACCAATTAGCTAAGCTCTCGGATTTACTGTTTTGATTGTAGATTTCCTTATAGGGTGTATATTTCTTTTTAATAGTTTCAAATCTTGAGCCCTTTATATAAACCTTGCCGTCTTCGTCTTTTCTGTCAACCAAGCTTTTAATAATTTTAATTAAATCAAATTCAAATTTTTCCCCTAGGTTGTAAGCTATCCTTTTCTCTCTTTGTGTCAAGATATTCCATAACTGAGCTTCTAATACTATTTTGCTTCTAGACTGAGGAAATCCTTCGAACGCTCCAGCTTGAATCAGAGCGGAGAGAACCCCTATTCCAACCTTGGCTTCGCTAGCAGCTTGGAACACTTCAAATTTATTTGAAAACTCAGCTCTAAAATTATTTAGTTTTTCTATAGTCCTATCTGATATTCCTTTTATAGAGGTTAATCCATATCTTATATTATCTCCTTCGATACAGAAATCCATTTTAGATTTAGTTATGTGCGGCGCTAGTAGCTTAATACCAAATAGACTCAGCTCGACTTGTATTTTATTAATCTCCGCTAACGGGTCAGGCTCATGTCTTGTCATTTTTAAAAGAGACAAGAAAAATTCTTTGGGATATTGAAATTTCAAATAAGTTGTAATAGCTGATAAGGCAGCATAACAAATAGAATGAGATTTATTAAATGAGTAATTAGCGGAATCTTCCAAGACGCTCCACAGTACATCTCCAACATCAGTACCCCCTTTGTTTCCTGTCCATTCATTTGTGAGTCTATTTTCTTCAACCTTCTCTCTAATCTTCTTTTTCCACTGTCTGACTTCTTTGACTTTCTTCTTTCCTACTATTCTCCTGAGAATCTCTGCTTCGTCGAGTGTGAATCCTATTTTATGAGCCATCTGCATCATTTGCTCTTGGTATAACGCTACCCCGCCTGTGCTTTTCAAAATATCATCAAAAAGGGGATGTATTGCCTCGTAAATATCATGGTTTGCGTAGGCAGCATACTGGTCAACGAAAGCTAACGCTCCCGGTCTGCCAAGAGCCAAAACAGCGCTTAACTCTTCCAAACTTTTAGGTTTAACTTTCTGGCATACTCTATAGTTGGTGTCAGCTTCAATTTGAAACAATCCGTGAGGAGCCTCTAAGTCCTGCAGGTTTCTATATATACTGGGATCGTCAAGAGCAATATCCGTCACATCTAATCCAACTTGCTCACATACATCATGTACTACCGAAACACTCCGAAGGCCAAGTATATCAAGCTTAACGTTGAATAGAGAAACCCAATTCATGTCGTAAGAAGATACTACAGCCTTGTCACTCGTAAGTTCTACAGGGCAACTATCCTCTAGTTCATCATAGGAAAGTAAGATACCGGAAGCATGAACGCTCTTATTCTTAATTAGTCCTCTTAGCTTTAGGGCTATTTGGTACGCTTCCTTATTCTCTGTTTCGTCACACCACTCTCTGAGTTCTGATACCTCATCGTAAGCTTCCTCTAAGTCTTTTACTTGTCCGTAAACTTTAGGGATGAAGCTGGAAACCATATTCATCTCTGTTTCACTTTTACTTGCTATTATTTTACCGCACTCTTTTATGAGAAGCTTTCCGCTAAGAGTATTTAGAGTTAGGATTTTAGCTGTTTTGCCTTTGAATTTATTATCTATATATTCTAAAACCTTTTGTCTACTGTAGTAACAGACATCATTGTCTATATCAACCATTAAATTACCATCAAGGTACGTAATACCGTCAACGGTTTTCTTCTTGGCTCTAATTTTTGATATAAACCTTTCAAAAAATAACCCGTACTTGATTGGATCTAAATTGGTTACCCCAAGAAGGTATAAGACAAAGCTTCCCGCTGCTGAACCTCTGCCAAGTCCAACTGGTATGCCTTCTTCATTACAAAAATTTATTACGTCCCAAGTTAAAAGCATATAGTCTACGAAACCTAGTTCTTCCATAGTTTCTAGCTCGTGCTCGGCTCTGTCAGTATATTCTTTTGCTTTTAGTGGGTCGAGTTGTCTGGCAAGCATTCTTTTTTCGTAACCTTCGTAACAAAGCCTTCGTAAAATCTTTACGTTATCTTCTGACTTGCTTGCGTCTAGCCTGTCCCGCAAAGAATCACTAATTTCAAACGAGGGTAAGCGTACCCCATGAAGAGGAAGGTCTATATTTTTAAATTTTTTAACGAAAGTGTTTACTGTCATAATTCAAGAGAGTACTTGAGCTTGTTCCATATTTTTAAATTAAGTCCTAAATCAACAAGAGCATTATGTAAATTTTCATAATCATGCTTTATGTCAAATTCTTTTCCTAAGGCTGTCATATTGGTTCTGATCCCTTTCCTTCTCGTATTGTAAATTCTGTATTGGTATTCAATAAAGTCTTCGCCCGGCTTGTATGGTATATCCATTTTTATACCGCGAGCAATACAATTTGTATCTATAATTTTTGGTATCAACGGTTTGTAGTCCGCTCCGTGAAGTTTATATAATTCTTTAATCAAGTAGATGTCAAAACCAAGTATATTGTGACCAACAATATAGTCAGCCTTATCCAGCCACTTCTGTATAGTTGGCACTGTTTGTTTGAGCGTCTTTCCATTCTTCTGAACAAGGTCGTCATCGTATTTCGTTATCCTAGCTGCGTCTTTGCTAATCTTGAAGTCCGTATCCCACTTGATGTAGTAGTCTCGATCATCTGTTTTTTTGGTTCCATCTGTCTCTATCATCGAAACCTGCCAAGTTACATTATGGCAAAAGTTAAGACAGAGGTTGTATGTTTCGCAGTCAATGAAGACTAGCTTTTTATCTTTTCTGAATCTGAGTAAATGTTCGTCCATTTAATTTAATTGTGAAATTGCTATATTGTAGCAGTCTGCTTTGAAGGTAAAGTTATTATCCGGATCTACCTCTCCTTTTTTGTGAAAAATTGCCTTTTTGTAGAAATCTGTCTTGCTTATTTTTCCTAAATACCAAGCTTGTTTTAAACTGTTTAGCACGCTAACAAAAGCGTATTCGTCGCAGTCCTGCTTGGTGTTGAAGTCAGCAACAGAGCATTCGTAATAAGATTTTGGGGCAACTGTCCTTTCTTTGGTTTTAACATCAACTTTCGTACCACTGTAAACCAAGTCGTAATCATAGGTATCTCTAATTTCCGCGTTTAATACATGCTTCGCCACCTCTTCCCCTATATAGGCCACCACGCCTCCTTCTCCGCTCCTTATTGAATTATTAAGTAGGGGTAGCTTTTGGGCTCTGTCTTTCGCGCGCGAAAGGGCTGACTCTGTAATGTTAAACTTTCTCATATCTATAGTCCACTATTAAATTGTTTCCTTCGCGGATTTTTTTTTGCTTTTTCCAATTTTCTGTTGATTTTTCCAGCTTTCAAAACTAAATTCATCTGAGCACAGGTGGTCAAACTTGGGGTTCTCTAAGGTTGTTCTCTTATTGATGCATTTAAAAGTTAAGTAGGCTTTGAAGTCTTCTTTGTTCTCGTAGTATATTGACTTCACTTGAAGGGTATCTAGATTATTTTCCTTGCAGTAGTTAATTACTTTTTCTCTCACTAGGTAGTCGAAGGGCATGTCGTTATCCTCTAAGAAGAATACAGGTTTGGTAAAGCCGAAGTCAGGCAAGCAAACAGAGAAAGTCATAGTGTTATTAAACAAAAACGAATCATAAAAGGGGATGCACAATTGCAAGTCTTTGTCATCCCAGTACTTAGCTACAGTTTTTAAATCTGTTCTCGGCTGGTAGTAAAACCCGTCACACGAAGCTGCGCTAGAGATTTTAATCAGTTTCTTGTGGCCTTCTTGGTTTCTGGCGAGCAAGACGTATTTACACTCTTTCTCTAGTGATTCCTTAGTCTTGTCTTGTGCGTTTTCGCATATATTAACTCTAAGACCAAAAACTAACTTGATTTTATTCTCTTCGCAATTTTTAAAAGCTTCTAAGAATCCGCTCATGCTGTCCTCCACTAGAAAGACAGTCTTCATCTTGTTTCTTTTCGCTATCTCAATGATAGAGGAAGGGTTATTAGGCATCTTCTCTTCTTGATCTTCTAGATTCAAGATAGACTTGCCTATGCTGTAATGGGATTTAAATAAAGGAATAGATTGCATCTTCCTAAATAAGGGTAACGCGTACTTGAGTAAAAGTCAAGTTAAAAATCGGTAAAATCGAAAGCTGGTTTCGCCTCTGATTGGAAAGAGCTATGCCAAGCTGGGCAACCATCGTACTGCTTTTTTACTATTTCTTGACCTTCTGATGCCTTTAGCTTGTCTTCAGTATGCGCGCTTTTGATTATTTTTCTAGAATTTTTTTCTATTAGAGCGAAGAACTCAAAAGGCCTCCTAGCGGGGCAAATCCATTTACCGGGTTTCTCACTACCGCATAGCCATCTGTATTTTACCCCATTTTTAGCCAAGTTTTCTAAGGCTTTGTCTTTATCGTAATCTGAAAGTAGATCAGCAAGCTCCGATAGGAACATCTCAAAGCCTTCTAGCTCTTCTTCAGACAACTTGGGCGCGGCCTGCTCGGCACGATCCGGAAACCTTAGAAATAGAAACTTGACTTCTGGTATGATTCCGTCTTGCTTGAAAGTGGCCAACGAATACATCAAGGCTTGATAATTAGACTCTATCTCCTCTTTATTAAACCTAGCTTTACTGCTTTTGTAGTCCCAGATATCTATTTTATTTTTATAAAAAGCTTTTTTATCGATGAAGCCGTTAATAACAAAATTATCCCCCTCTATTTCAAAATGCTCCTCTTCCTTTAGTTCTTTGTTGCCCTTGCAATAAAAATTGTGATTAAATCCAACATACAGCATTTGGTAAATAAGGGCTAGGTTGTCTTTATCGTTAACATTTAATCTTTTTGCGTGTTTATTTAGCAATCTGTTGAGAGATTTAATTCTCAGTATTGATGTGGGGCTCTTTTTAAGTTTAGCAAAGTATTTCTTTTTATGTTTGGGTTTTAATAGTAATTCAAAAATTAAATGAACAATGGTCCCTCTGGATGCTCCATCATTTGTCGTATCTGGTAGCTTGAGGTGGTATTTGGAGAAGAAAAGCCAACTACATGTATCCAAAGTCTTTATTTTGCTTGCGCTGAGTCTTATTTTTTCTTTTTTAGACATTAAAATGTTTTACTACGAGGTCAGGTTCTGCGAGGTGCATTTCGTTAAAGTCATTATGTTTGTTTGGTAGTGTTATTGTTATTTGATCTTTATCAAAGAATTGCAATAGTTTTTTTCTTGCTGTGTACGCAGCTTTATTGCCTGCCTCACTGTTAGATGAATCGTTGTTAAAAGCTACGAAAATTTTGTCAGGATCAAGCCTAGTGAGTAAACTCATAATGTCTGGTGAAAGGTTTATACCAAAAGTTACAATGCAATTTTTTATTTTATTCTCCCAAAGAGAGAGCATGTCTCCTATGCTTTCAACCAGTATAGCATGCTTTTCGCCTCTGATTAAAGAGTGGTTTGCTATTAATGGATAGCGCCATTTAGATTTATCTCCAATAAGCTTCCACTTGGGTCTGAAAAACTTCTTATCTTTCTTCTCTGGGTTTAAATCTCTACCAGCAAAACCTATTATTTGTTTTTTATGATTGAATATGGGGAAAACATATCTACCGGCCATCTTTCCTGTCTGAGTGACTCCTCCTTCGAATATCTCGAGAGTTTCGTTGCTAATCCCCCTTTTGTTCCAGTAGCTGTGGTCCGGCACAAGCTTGTGTAGTAGTTCATTTTTGAACACCTTAGTCTGGGTAACTTTAGGCTCGGCTTTTCTGATTTGCCTCTCTGGGTCTATCCCTTTATTTATCAGCCAAGACGTCGTATCATCCTTAGATTTCAGTCTCAAGGTTATTCGGACTAGGTCCTCCAAGCTCCCTCCTATATCCTCCCTAAAATCTTTCCATACCCCGTCAGACTTTCGTATGCTAAGCACCGTGCTGCTGCTGGAGTCTCTGTATAAGGGTTTTGTTCTAAAGTACTTACCTTGATCGCTGAGGCTGTAACCAATCTCAGTGAGAATATCTCTTATTTGATCAGGATCTAAAGTTGTCATAGAAGCTCACTCCTATCTTGTTCTTCGTCGCCCAATGTCGCTTGCAAGGCTTGGTTGTCGATTATATCTTGTAAGGTCCCGTGTTCTGAGACCCTAAAGTTTTCTATATTATAGTTTATGAAATTAGGAACATACTTGTACCTATTCCCTTCCGCAACCCTAACTAAATCATGATGCCCTTGGGCGTCCCTTCCTTGGAAGCGCGTAGCTAGGGGTATTAGCTTATGTGTCCCATGCTCTTGCCCTTCGCTCGCTATCTCCTCTGGGGTTTTCCTCCTGAAAATAGCTACGAACGAAGCAAACCATTGTAGCCTGTCTGACTGGGCTATGGCGCTGCTATCATCCACCCCGCTTTCGGCAGACCTGTTCAGCTGGCAAGCAGTCAAAATGGGGACATCTAGCTCTAAGGTAAGCTCTTTGAGGGCGTTTACCTTCTCTCCTATAAGCTCGTACTCTTTTTTGTTAAAGTCTTTCTCTCCTGTTAGTTTTATGTAGTCATAAACAACCACGCAATCGTTGCCTCTCCCTACTTGAGAATAATACCAACGCCTAATTATAGAACAAATTTCTTCTATTGGTTTTCCAGCTACAGTCATGTGCTGAACTTTTTGTTTAGCTAGGTTAAGGCGCTCTTTGTTTTTGTTAAATTTCTCAACCATTTCCTCGCTCCTCCTCCATTGCCCTGTCTCAAGGTACCAAACCGGTATCCCTGTTACTGACGAGGCTATTCTGAATTGAACATCAACAGTTGTCATTTCCGTATCCAGAATAAGAGCAGGGCAATTATTCATAACAGACATTCCTGTGGCAAGGTGGGACAGGATGGTAGACTTTCCATGTTTCGGACGACTCACCCACGCATATATGTTTCCCTTTCTTATCCCCCCAAACATCCTATCAAAATTTCTATAGGGGGTTTTGAGGCCCATCTCTTCTTTAGGTTCATTGCCTCTCTCTTGGATTAAATCCTCTATGCCGCCGAATAATTCCTCAGGCTCGTTTAATTTAGAGTAGTTCTGTATCTTCTTGTTGTATATTTGGTCAGCCTCGCTTACTATTGAGTCCGCGTCTCTGTGCCCATTGGTCTTAGCAAAACTTTTTAACTTATCGGCTGTCTCGTCTATCTCTCTCCTAATTCTTATTTTACATAATTCTTTGCACGCCTCTATTACTGCACCTCTGTTTATTTGAGTGAAAGATATGTCCTCTATGTAGTTAAATATATCTACCTCGCTCTTAAAAGACACTCCTAAGTTTTTAATTTGATGGGCGAGTAGAGTCTTATCTAGTTTTTTCCCTGAAGATAGAATGTCTTTAATCGTAGAATAGATAATGTAGTGTTCTTTTGAAATAAAATCAGAAGAATTGACAAACTTATCTATATCAAAGAAAGCGTCAGGATACTTAAGTAAGCCGCCTAAAACGTGTCTTTCTATCTTAAGGGAAGAAATATTCGACATTCAAAGGCAATTATAAACTAAACTTAAAAAAAAATCAAGAAGAAAAGCTTCCGTCATCGTCGTCCCCTTGGTCAAACCAATTGTCTTCGTGCGGGTCTACTTCCTCGTCTTCGTTTTCTTGAGAAGCAGTATTAAGGTGCTCTTTGATGTTGTTTGCGCTGATTTCGTGAACCCCTTGGAGCCAATACTCCGCTGACTTCTGCAAAGCCATCATGTTTAACTCGTTATCGAACTGACCGTAAAAACGAGGGGTACCTTTATCATCAAAGGAGAAAAGAAGAAATCCCCCATAGGAAAATTCATTCAATTGGTTCAATATATTCGTAGGGAGCTTAAAACCTTCTTCCTCCATGTATATAAATACACTATAAATCTACTTTAAATTTCTTTTTAAAAAAAACCTTTGAAAGAAGGTCTATTTCATCATAGTTTATTTCTATTAAGTTATAGCTGTTTTGCTCAAGCCATTCCAATTTTTTAAAATCTCTTTTTATGGAATTAAGATAGTTAATGCGTGAGTTTGCATGGAAAAACTTGTTATAGTTGCTGTGCTGCGCTCCGTTTACCTCTACTGCTATCTTTTTGGTAGCGTTTAGTATGTCTACCTTCATTCTGGAACCGTAAACAGGGAATTCCTCGTAGACAACGCAAGACTGCCAATATCTTTTAAGAAACTGCTTTACTTTGAATTGAATTTTGGACCTACTGGGCTTGTCCCATTTTATTAGGTATTTATTTACGTTTCTTCTTTCGAGTCGGCCATATGTATTAAAGAGCCTCATTTCCACTTACAATAACTTGGATTCTCTGCTCTTTTGCGGCGCATGTAATCTCTCTTCTGCTCTCGACGTTTCTCTGGATTCTCTTCGTCGTATTTTTTTTGAGCGCGATAACGAGCGTTCTTTCCCTTGCCCGTTTTAGAATACTTCTCTTGATGTTTGTCCTTCATGTGTCGTCCACTATAAAAAAAGAATCTTCGCGGATTATTTTTCAGTTTTTGGTGTTTTAGGCTAAGACTTCTTTGAATTTATCGTAAAAATAATTTGTAACTTCTTGGTTGTCTTCTAGGTATTTAAACAAACCGTTTTTGCCTTGGAATTTTTCTGGTATTTCTATTTTTTTGCTCGCAAGCTCTTCTACGATGTCGGGAGAAACCTTGATCCAAGCTCCAGATTTGGAAACAAACTCGTATTGAAGTAATACGTCTACAATCTCAAGCTCCCTCCAAATACTTGTCCCTCCTATCCTCCCTCTTTTAATTGGGTAGGTTATTACTACGTTCGTTTTTTCGTTTGGGGATTTCTTTACTGTAAGTTTAGACCATTGCCCTAGAATTTTATTTGTGACTCTGTTTGGTGCCTTTTTGTCGTCTTCTAAAATATAATCCTTTTTATACCTTGCTTCAAACTCGAGGATCCAGTTGGCAAAATGAAGTAGGGCGTTTCCTCCTGTAGCAGAAGTTTGTCTTATTGGGGCCTTGCTGTAAGGGTCTAGTTGTATGTCGGCTCTTACTTGACTTATGAATATGGCCATGTGCCCTCTCTTTGTTAGCGCTGTCGCAACTTTCTTCATAAATACAGAACTAATAGTCGCTCCTCCAGCGACTTTCGTCGCGTCGTGAAGAGCTTTCTCGCTGTCTCCTTTTGTTTGCAATCCGTCAACAGAGTCTAGTATAAATATATATCTTTTGCTTTCTTCGTTGAACTGAATCAACATTTTCATCATGTCGAAAACAGATTCATAGATATTGCTTTCGTATATGAAACACGTTCCGTCTTTCCAGCTTTCCGGATCTGCTGTGTGTACAAAATCTACGCCACACCTTTCTCTCATCTCAGGGGTTAGCCTCCCTTCGCATTTAAAGTATACCGCTCTAGAGTTTGGCATCTTAAGAAAGTTTCTAGCTACCTCTAAGGCTTCAGATGTCTTTCCTCCCTCGTTTATTCCGCAGAAACGATGTAACCCCGGCCCAAACCCTCCGCCGGTTTCTATGTCTAAAGTCAGGGATCCTGACGAGACTTTATATTCTATAGCTTCTTCGTAATTGTAGTGGTCCTCTTTGTGAGTCTTGAGGAATGATGATAGTTGTTCTGACGCTGTTAGAACGCTATCCTGTTGCTTAATCTTCTTTTTCGCTGCCATATCTTAAGAAATCCATTAATGTTTTAGGTTCTTTTTTTATTTTTACATTTTCGCCTACTGAATCTTTCTTTATTTTAGCATGTTCTTTCCTGAAGTCAAGACTTAAAAGATCTTCTTGTTTTTTTAAATATTTTTTAAATTTTTCAGTGCGAAACTGAGCTAAGCTCTCCATCTCTAACGAGCTAAAGTCTAAATCTTTAAATATTTGCTCCCCAAAATCTTTGATCAGAGACTTACCTATTACAATTTCTTTAGGCCAGTTTACATTCTCTGGGTCTTTGCAAAATTTCCAGACAAGGTACTGGTAAATATTATTTATCTTTTTACGTTTCTTCAAACCGGTATAAGCTTAGAGTGGTTGTCTAGGCGCATTGAAATTGGGACCTCTTCGGCAAACGTTTTCTTGTTGATATGTTCGGCGTATTCTGGCTTAAGGGAATACAATTTTGTTTCTTTATTGTAATTCCAGTATTTCTCTTTGCGATATCTCATCACGGCACACCTTGTAATGTCGCCACAACTGTCAACATCCATATTCAATACATACCTTATTTCGTGACCAAGCCTCTCCATTTCTGATAGTTGGTTTTTTGTAGTTGCGTGAATGCTGCCGGGATAGGGTTGCCTTCTGAAAATATAAGATCCGCCAACTGACCGGCTCTCGTTGTAGACTATCGTGTCCGCCCCTTTCTTCATTTCGAGATAAATCTCTGAAAATTTATCCATCTTCTCTGAATCTGAAAAAAACCAAAGGTCGGGAGATTTTTCGCCGTAACTATGCGGAGCCTTCCCCATAAAGTTACACCATGGTAAATAAAAATATTTATTATCGTAGTTAGAAAAAATTACGTCTTCAAAGGATAAGTAATCAGGGCGAGATAAATAAACCCAATCGTATTTAAAGTTATTCTCTTTTTCATATTTGGCTTTCAAGGCTACGCTTTTGTATGCAGAGTACCATCTACTCCAGCATGCTTGGGCTTCTTTTTTTGCGCCCTCTAGTGGGTATCGGGTTGCTTTACTTGAAGTTTCGCAGTATTTGTCTAGGTTAAAATCAAAGTAAGGCTCTACTTCATATTTTTTAGGTTGGTAAAGGTCTATAGTTCTCTCATCAAACTTAGGGTCTCTTGTGTGGAGAAACACGTCAACATTATCATTCTTATTAATTAGATGATGCTTATATTGCCTCCAACCTAAATGGGGGTCTAAGTTGTCGCCACCATTGGCCCATTGAGAGGAATCTTTTCCCTGCATTCCATGTAGACATAAGGCTACTCTCATTTTTTATAGAGAGCAATGTCGTTGTCTACCATGTTCTTTACTAACTTATCAAATGTAACTTCTGGTTGCCACCCTAGGTCTTTCTTTATTTCTGAGGCGTCCCCGTGTAGGATCTGTACTTCTGCTGGTCTGTACCACTTCTCATTGATCTCTGCTAGGGTAGTGTTTTCTTGGAACACTCTGTATTTAGCGTCTAATCCTGTACCGCTCCAAAGTCCGGGGACTCCTGCGTTCTGAAAAGCTACTTGAACAAACTCTCTGACAGAGTGGGTTGAGCCGCTCGCAAGAACATAATCCTTTGGTTCATCTTGGTTCAGCATCATCCATACTCCTCTCATAAAGTCCTTACTGTCGCTCCAGTCCCTTTTTGCGTCAACGTTTCCCAATTGTAGGGGCTCAAAACTTTCTCCAGCTTTTAATTTGTGGGTAATTTCAGCCACTTTCTTGGTGATCTTGCGAGTTACAAACTCTTCGCCTCTCCTTGTTCCTTCGTGGTTAAATAGAATAGAATGGACAGCAAAAATATTATAAGACTCTTTATAAACTTTGACTAAATGTCGTGCCGCTGCCTTTGATGCTCCGTAAGGACTCCTAGGTTTGATCGGGTGCTTGAAATCTTGAGGAGAGTAATCTACGTCCCCAAACTCTTCGGAACTGCCAGCGCTGTAAAATCTACAATCTGGTTTAAACTTTTTAATTGCTTCTAAACATCTAATAACGCCTAACGTATTTGCTTCAAACACTTGAAGCGGCATCTCCCAACTGACGCCAACGAAGGAATTGGCTCCAAAATTTATAAAGTAGTTTGGTTCGAGTTCCTTAACTAAGTTGTCTATACTTGCACTATCTGTTAAGTCTCCATCAACGAGATGGAACCTCTTGTTGTCTCTAAAGGCTTCTATGTTGCTATAGTTGGGGCTACCTGAACGACGTACCATTCCATAAATCTCATGGTCGGTTGTTTCGAGCAAGTACTCAGACATATTTGCTCCATCTTGTCCTAGTGTTCCTGTGATTAATACTTTCTTGCTCATATTGATAAATCCTTAAGTCCTTTATTTCTTTCTACGTTATACGCGTAAGCTGTCAAAGTCCCATCTGGTTTTCTGTCGTTAACTAAATATCTAGCTCCGCCTCCAACCCCTAGTATTAGTTGGTCATAAAAAACACCCATTTTTTCTAGTTGCTTTTCTGTGAATCTTCTAGAGCTTTCTTTTCTTCCGCTTATTAAGATTACGTTGTGTCCTTCCGATTCCCATTCGTCTATTTTGTCCACTACTCCTTCAAGGGCTTTTTCCTCAGGGTTATAATCTTTGGTGACTTTAGATAAGCTACCTTTGTGTTTAACCAGAGTTCCGTCTATATCTATAATAATTGTCTTAGTTGATATCATTTTTATCTTGTCTTTCGAAAACTGCTATTAGTTCTGGGCCATTCGCCAGCTCTCCTCTTTTAGATTTATACATAAATCTGCATTGAAATAAATTATTTTTGGTGAATAGCTCGTTTAAAGATGCTTTCGAAAAATAATGAACGTGCCCATCGAAGTTCGGGTTTGGCGGGGGTAGGCTCCTGTCTACTGGAACCTGCACTACAACATATTTGTTTGTTATGGCGCTAATTTTGTTAACAAAAGAATTTGCATCTTCTATATGTTCTAAAACATCGAAGGCTAATACCGTATCATATTTCGTGTCTTCTGCTATATCTAGAATGTCACAGACTAAAATTTCAACTTCAGGGTTAGTTAGTTTATTATGTTTAGCAACCGTCGGGTGTAGGTCGTTCCCTGTCAACTTTTTAAAGAAGTGTTTGGCTTCTGAAAGCATAAACCCTTTGCCGGAGGCAACTTCTAGGGCTGTTTGGTTGGGGGAAATGTATTCGCCCACAATAGAGAGCTGCTTTAGTACTCTTTCTTTTCTTTTCTCTCTTTCTTGAGGACTGACTTCCTTGAAGAGGTCCTTCTCTATGTCAAATTGCCCTTCTCTATATTTGTCTCCCGCGTGAAAATCCAAAGAAGAAAAATAGTAGTGCCTGTGAATATGCCCGCAGGAAGGGCATCTATACGTATCTACTGTCTGATGCTTTTCGTACTCATCTCCACAGCAAAGACACTCCGTTGGTTTAGGGTTCTGCTTTTCTTCTTTCATCTGTCTTACCTTTGCACTTTATAATCTGACCTTTTGGTTAGTGAAAATTTTATTTTCATATCGTTCTTCTTAAGATAAAGGTATAGTTGGTTTTCGGAGCAATTACCTCTTTCTTTCACTCTTGTCTCTAGGGGCTCTCTCATTTCAAATATTTTTACATATTTTTTCATCGATTCTCGGTCTCCATGAGCTAAGAAATCCGCTATATAAAATTTGTCTTCATAATACTGAGAGTTTTTGATCCATCCTCCGGGTAAATAAAGAGAGTCTTTCTCTAGGTTCTCAACTTTTATAGCTTTTTTTAGCATTACATCTGGTCTAGTTCTTAAAATTGCATCATACTTTGTGCCAGTTTCCTCTTCCTTCTCTTTCATTTTGTTGAAGGCATAATACGGCTTAGAAAAAATCCCCCTTCTAAACCATTCCCAGTTAAGTGGGTTTATATTATTGTCTTCTATCTTTTCCGGAGTAAAGAAGACTCCTGCAAGTTTGTATTCTGCAATTTTGCTTACCTCGTGGCTCGAGTAGATCTGTTTGAGCCTGTTCTTTAATTTTTCTTCGTTGACTTCGTAAATTACTCCATTGGCTTTCTTGTTATACTTTTGATCACTCTCCGCTACACGCTTGGGTTTAAAGATAGGTTTAATGTGCTCTCTTTGCGAGATTATATTTGACGAAACCATAAAAACGTCTATGTCATACTCTTTTGTGTTCGGTTCAATGATTTTAGATAAAAAATTATCGTAACATTTTTCAAAGGTCCTCGAGTGCCCACAGTTGAGTACGGCAAGTCTTTTTTTATTGGCAATGCCCATGTAATTCTTTTATCTTTTCAATAAGGTGAGCTTTTAGTGAATCGTTCTCTATGCTTAGTTCTTTCTTTACTTGTTTGGTTATGCCTGTGTTAAACATATAGTGCCCACAGACCTCAACTAAAAGTCTCTTCTCGTGAAGCTCTTCTGGAAAAAATCCATCTGGTAACCATTTTACCCAAAACCTAGATAAAAAGCAAGCTTTAAATAGCTTATCAAACAGATCTTCTCTCTCTTGTTTTTTTATTTCTTCAAGAATGTATTTTGTTTCTACTACCCCTAGTTCTGGGGCTATATTTATTCCATCTAAACCCAATTCGAACCTGCGCTTTATTGAACCTCCGTCTAAGTAGTCTCCATTGTGCTCCTTGCTTAATAGATTATAATCTTTACAAACAGATATCATATTCGAGCACCTTTCTTCGTCAAAGACCCCTGTGTTTGTCAGCCCTAATAGGCCCACTCCTGACTGTATTACCGCAAACCTTATCCTATTAAACTTCTCTCGGTCGAGAGATTTTTTTAATTTTTTTAAAAATTCATTTAGTTCTAAGTCCGAGTACTTCCTTATCGCTTCCTCTGTTCCTACTTCAAAAAGGCTTTCGTTGTTATCGTGACAACAGTAGTCTATCATTACTTTTGTGGCCTTGGCAGCGTCGTCTAAGTCAGGGTATTTTTTCCATGGATCAAGGTGAATAAGATCCAAACGATTGGCGCAGTCATCGGATAAAGACTCTAGTCCGTTATCATCTGTTTTACCCTGTTTAGGTCCCGCATGATCTCTTTGAATTAAGACTTTATCAGTTCTCTCTCTAATGTATGACGCGAACTCACTTGTCGTCCAGTTATTAACATAACCTTTATCATATTCTATTTGCCTTCTGGATGGTATAAGACAAACCTTCCAACCCTGACGAGCTAAGTCTATAGTTGCGTCAACTATATTTTTACTCATTGGACCTATGTAAAGTTTTGGAAAATTCATTTTCCTATCTGCGAAAAATTCCCTGTGGCGCTGGCTGACCTGTATAAAGCTCAAATTGGTGACCAGCTTGGATCTTTCCTAAACGTCTGCCCGTATCAGTATCTACTGAGCAATCGATAAAATTATTAGAATAAGATACTTTTATACTTTTCTCTGGTGTGCAGTTGTACACGATGCTGTCTGCTATGTTTCCTATGTCTCCCCAATTGCTTCTTTTTATAATTTTGTATTCTAATCCTATTGATTTCGCTGCGTATTGAACCGCTTTAGAGTATCCTCCATCACCCAAGATGTAGAGCGGTTTTTTGGGGGCCTCTGATAGGACAGTTTTAGCTGCAAGGTAGTCTGTGTTGTAAGCTTTTAAGTGTCCGTCTTTATTGGTGACTGTGTTGGCGGCTCCTATCTTATCTACTTCCTCAGAATGATCGTTTACATACTTTAGCACATCTGTTTTATAGGGCATCGTTACAGCAAACCCTTTTATGTCTAAGCATAGGGCGGCTTGGGTGGCCCACATAATATCATCTACCGAAAAAGATTTATAGATGGCGTTCATGCCGTAGAACTCGAAAGCGCTGTTGAATAAAACGCAGCCTTTGTTACCTGCTTTCTTAGCGAAAGAGCCGTAAATAGATGTGTCTTTATTAACTATCATGATAACATTAGTTTGGATTTGAAGAAACATAGGTCCCCAAATTCTTTTTCATGCAGAGGAGCCATGTTTAAAAAGATTAAGGCTGTAAGCGTTTTGACTTTGTCGAGGTTAAAGTCATTGGACACTAGCCAATCCTCGTAAAACTTTTGAAATTTCTCTAAGGCTGGACTCCTTTCGTGTTCAAAGGACGCTTCTTCTCCTGAGTAAGAACAAGACCAAGAGCTAAACCAACCCTTCTCCTTCATTGAGCTATACGACATTAGTATTCCCCCGTACATCTTAGCTAGGTCGTAATAAACATCCCCTATATCCCCTCCCGCAAAATTCTGTCTCCAATCAATAAGGTAAAACTTTTTGTCGTTTCCATATATGACGTTATCAAACTGTAGATCCCCATGGAATAACTTTGTTGGCAATCCTTGATACAGTTTATCCATGTCTAGATTGTTGATTAGTTCTTCAATAGGAGAACAAGGCGTCCCGTTTACAACATGTGCATTCTTGTAAGACTCCTCCCTATTTGACAAGAACAATTGTAACCTATCTAGGGTTTTATCTTTGTAAAATTTTGAACAAATGTTTTCAAAAGTATAACGTCCCATAATTCTGGGGGCGGGTTTCCACATGTGCTCCTTTGCGAAAGACAAAAAGTCTTCCCATATATAGGTTTCGTCACAATCATACAGCGTCCTGCCTTTAATCCATTCATAAGAATAAAGATTCTTCCCTTCGTAGAGTACCGGTGGACATAACCCCTCTAAGTTTTTAGCCCTAGTTATCCTGCCTTCTATAAAATTTTTGTCAGAAGAGAGCTTTATAAATAAATCCTCAACTTTATATAAGAATTCTCCATTGGTTTTTGGTATGCTATAGTTAGGTGTGGTTGTTTGAAAGTCCTTTTGGGCTTTCATGTAGTTGTCTATTGTCCCTGCGTCGTACCAGTCAACGAATCGGGCTTTTATTTTTTCATACCTATCAATATTATAATAAGCGCTAACAATCTCCCCGCTAGGGACATCTATTTCTTCCCAAAATATTGAATAGTCATAAACGCCAGCTACACCAACAAAAGCGTACTTATATCCGTCTTTGCTTTTATTCTTGAAGCTCACGACGTTCTCATCTTTTACTTCAGCGGTGGAATATAATTCTGGAATATCGGTGGGGT